CTTGATCAGCGGAGAAAGTGCTGTGAAAGTAATTGAAAGTTGTTGCCCAAGCATCAAAGATGCTTGGGGATTGTCAGCACTTGATACTAATTTGTTATATGCAGCCATAAAAATTGCAACATACGGAAATAAAATTTCAGTTACACAGACTTGTCCGGTATGCAGTACTGAAAACGATTATGATTTGGATTTAAATGTAGTGGTGGAACATTATGCAAATTGTAAGTATGATAATAAAATTACAATTGGCGAATTAGTTGTTAAAACGCAACCGTTAACATATCGAATGGCAACGGATCTCAGCATCAGAACATTTAAACTACAGCAACGTCTTGCACAAATTCAGCGATTAGAGTCTGAAGATGAACAAAATGAATTATTTAAAGGCTTGTTTGTTGAGTTGCGTAATGCACAAAACGAATTATATCTTGCCAGTGTTGAAAGTGTAGAAGCAAATAACACAGTTGTTGTTGAACGTGAGTTCATAGCTGAATGGTTGCATAACTGCGACAAGGAAATTTTTGATTTGCTCAAGGAACACATTGATAAGAATAGAAATGCATGGAATTTTCCAACATACCCGGTAAAATGTACAAATTGTGAAACTGAATCAAATGTTTATATTGAACTTGATCAAACAAATTTTTTCGACAACGCCTAATCAGTTCTTCCTCGGACGAAATTCAGGCGGATTTAAACAGACTGGATCAAGAGACTAAACAATTTAAAGAAGAATTGTTTAGGATTTGTTGGTACATGCGTGGAGGAGTTACAGTAAACGATTTACTGTATCTCTACAGCTACGAAGATAGGGAAGCTATCTACGTTATCATAAAAGAAAATATAAAAGCAACCAAAGAAACTCAAATGCCGTTACTGTGATTGTATTTTTTTCTGATAGTCTTGACGAGATATCACTGCTTGAGTTTTGTTATTTTGATAAAATCCAGACTTTGTCTGTGTCCAATCGCCAGGATTAAATTTTTCGTCGGACGGTGTGTTTGCGCTGGGTGAACTGGCTGGAGCAGATGGAGCAACAGCAGGAGTAGGCGCAACCGCAGGCGGCGTTGATGTGCCTAACGATTTTTTACTTCCTGGCACAGCACTTGGCAATGGTTTGGCTCCAACTTTTGACAATCCAGTGTTTATATCAACTCCGTATTTTTCAATTAAATCTTCATAGGCCAAAATAAGTGCTTGTTCAAGAGGGCCAACAAGGCCAGCGGCAACACCAGCTGTTTTGCCAACTACATAAAATGCATCATCAACTATCAACCATTTAATTGCATCCAGCGGACGTAGAGATTCTTTTTTCCCGTCACTGTTGATGTCTGCATTCATGATAGGTATATCAGAATTTAAAAAAGCCAAATATCCTGCCAACACAGACTTGGCACCGTAACTGGCAAACTGTCCAAGTGCATTGAGTCCAGCAGCTACTTTTTTAAAACCAATAAGAGTCAGTGCTCCGTTTCTCAGCAGGTTTAATACTTTAAATACAGCAAGCGCACCGCCCAGTAATAATGTAGGAGTCTGAAATGCCAATCTGCCAACTGCTATTTTCAAAGTTTCCCTGTGTGCTTCCTCAAAGTTCTCCTGCGTAATTGCCCCTGATTTAAGTCTATCTTCCCAATAACGCATCACAGGCATGTATCCATTCTTTGGATTATTAAATACTTCATCTACATTTGAAAAAATCTCATAGGCCAATAATGTATTGATAGCAGTTTTAACACCTGTTAGAAACAAAGATCCGCCTGTGTTACCAGTTTTTGCAGCATCAGCACCAACTTTTGCAGCGGCTGTGGAACGTTCGTGTGCTTTTTTAACAGCAGTATAGATCATATCCTGAATCCAAGCTTCGCCTTCAGCACCTTCTGATTTTTTAGCAGCCAGTAAACCAGAATCTATATACCGCTCTGCGTCTTTGATGTTGGGTGCATGGTCAAGACCTCCGCTCTTCATCTTAGCGGCAATAATATCAGCCAACTCATCGGAAGCTTCTTCAAATGCTCTTTTATCAGCCGCTGATATAAATTTACGAGGAACAGCTTTGGCACCACCCTTTAAAAGACCAAGCCATGAAAATGGATTAGCTTCAGTTAGATTGGATTCACAAATAATATCGTAGACTTTCATAGAGAACTGTTCATATGCTGTATTTATAACTATATCAAGATGAACTACGTTCATCTGTTCTTCGCTATCGCTCGAACTTTTATACTTCGTAGAATACAATCAGTTACGGAGTAATTTTAATATTATCTAGATTGTGTAGTCACACTTAGCCCTGGCGGGCTAAAAATGAACATTATCTGAGTTGAGCAGTTCACTTAGCGTTACAGCATTACAGTGGCGGTTGTCCGGTACCACGAGCTGAGTCTTAATTACAACGGCAGGTCTACACATATACGCTAACATACACATAGCCGCGGGTATTTCTCCCTCTTTTAGCCTTTTAAAAATACTTTTCTTATAAATCAAACGGGTTATATATAGGCATATCCCATCGTCGTCCTGTAAAGGATAGTGATTCACAACTCTGCTGCCAAGCAGAAATTCCATTACCTGAGATGCACGTAGACCAGGCAGTAAGGACACTTAACAACGCCAGTGCGGGCTTATTTGGCAGTAAATTGCCTAGATTTGTTGAGCCTTGAGTATATGCGAGCCATGTACACGAACACTAATCTGCCCGTTATAATAGTCTTTTGATTCTAATACTTTGTGATTGAATTGTTCTCTGGCCTCTATATAGGAGCATTCTGATTTACTTTTACAATAAAACAGTATCTCTCTACTGAAGTTTTCCTTGCCTAATTTTAATACATCTGCGTGTAGTTCTAGATTTGAGCCATAATATTCTTGCCAGTCGCTGTCGACTTTGCTTCGAATTTTCTTTTTTTTCTTAGTGCCATTTTTTAACTTGACTACTTTGTAAGTAGTTTTTGCAAATTTAGCTAGTTTTTTGCCTATGTATTTTCTTCCAGAGATGTTATTTGTTATCAAATACACAAACCCTACACAATCTTCGGGTAGAGTTTCTAGTAATATATTCTGATAGGTCCATGACATGCTTTAGTTAGCATCATCTTCCTCGTTGCCTGTATGATCCTGATTTGCCTTGCGTTCTGCCTTGTCGGCGTCGATCCAATGTCGCCAATCTTGTATGTTTGCTCGTCGCTGCCTTGCTATAATTCTAAGTTCGGATAATAGTTGCCTAGTTTCCAATCCTGCCTGTCGTGTGCCTTTATCAAGCCAACGTTGATTGGCTTTGTAATATTCTCTAAATACACGCATGAGTTCATCATGCGTTTCTTCATCTCGTTTCATTCACTTACTTCAACATCATTTGCATAACTTGTGAATCCATTTTCTTTAATAACCTTGAGCACATTGTTTACACGACCGATAAGTTCGTCCTTGTGACTGATAAGGAAAATATTCTTCTTACGTTCACGGCTCATCTTTTTAAGAACAGCCAACGCACCTTCGACACCACTTGCATCAAGACCGTTATCAACCAACTCGTCCACAAACAACAAGTTAATCTGCTGATACAAACTTTCCCACACGTCACGGAACGCCCAAGACAATGACAAGATAAGTCTATTGCGTTCTCCACGGCTCAAGTTATCAAAGTCAAGATCCTGACCAAGCTGTGTAATCAACACAGTTAGGTCGTTCTGGAACAATACACTGTGCGGCAAGCCCATCTTGTCGAGATAGTAGGTAAGTCTGTTGTTTAGATACGCAAGATTCTGATCAATAATCTTTTTACGGATAAAACTATCCTTGCTTGTTAACAGTTTAAGCAAAAACTCTTGATGTTCTTTCAAACTAGTAAAAGAATTTACCTTATCCCATGTAATTTCTTGCATGGCTGTGTTGCGTAGTTCGTCAATTTGTTCTTGATACGGATCTGTTTCGCTTGCTTTAACAGTTAATTGTGTTTCAAGTGTTTTTAAATTATTTTGATGCTTGAGTGCTTGCTCAACTGTATCATAATACGTATCAGGTCTTGTGCTTACATCACCGATGTTTGCGATCTCTTTGGTAATCTTGGCCAGATCTGTTGTAACTTTATCCAAATACTTCTGAGCCTCTGCAAGATGCAGAGTAGCTTCCCCAGTCATGGACTCGTGTTTGTGGTCGTGAAGCTGTTGTTCACAAGCATGACAAGTTTTGTTTGCTAGACTTTCTAATTCTTTTGTATACTTTGTTAGACTTTTTTCAGCTTGTGTTAATGCACTTTCTAAAGTTGCACGTTCTTTATTCAAACTTTTTAACTGTGCAGTTTGCTCAATGTACAATTTTAACTGATTATGAGATGCAAGTTCAGCTTCAATATCAACATTTTCCAATTCAATGATAGCCCGTGCCATCTTTTCAATGTCCACATCGTGTTGAGTATTCCATGCAGTTTGTCTTGTAAGCAAACTATCAACACTTAGCTGGATCTTTTCATTGGATTTCTTTGCTGCCTCTATATCAGCATTCTCTTGATAGATGTTATCTTTAGTAGTTTTAACAAGTTCTTTAAGCAACTCTGCTTTTTCACTTAGCAACGTAATGCCCAACAACTGTTCAATAATAACACGCTGGTCATTTGCCCGCATGGACAAAAATGGTTCTGTATAAGTGTTTAGTGCTACAATATGTTTGAACATATCGTGACTCATGCCCAACAAATCGTCAAGGTCCTTTTGCGTTTCACGCATATCGCCTTGTGCGTCGTCAGTTTCTTCTGTTTCTTGTGCTTGATTGTTGACAAAGAACTGTAGCACATTAGGTTTACGACCACGTTCAATACGATAATCGATTCCGTTCTTTTCAAAACTCAGTGTAACCAACATTCCTTTATTATTAATCTTGTTAATGAGATTATCTTTTTTAATGTTAGTTAAGGCATTGCCGTAAAGTGCATAGCTTAATGCATTGACGATAGTAGTTTTGCCTGTGCCATTACGACTTCCGCTGTCATCCCCACCTTGATCCAAGTTTTCTCCAAGGACCAGTGTTAAATGTTCTTTATCAAAATTTACAGCTTGGGTTTGATTACCCACGCTCATGAAATTACGTACTGTTAAATCTTTAATTGTTATCATAGGCTATTATAAATTTCCAAAAGTGTATTTTTGTTAAACTGTTCTGAATCAATGCTAATAATTTGACTAGAAACAATCTGATCCACACTTTCAAATGATTGGATGTCAATGCTTGTATTGATTTCAAGATCCTTCTTTTCCGCAATCAACGTAAGTTCGCGAATATTGTAATCTGAAATAAACTTTTCTTTAATAAAACTTGCTTCTTCGTAGCTGATATCTATGTCTAGTGTAACACGTAAATGTTGCTTGGGCAAGATAATTTTATCCGCATCGTCTATTAGCTGGCTGAGTTTTACTGTACGGAATGTGGGTTGATTATCCCAAGCATGATACACTGGTTTACCGCCCCATTCTAAAATCATCATACCGCGATCATCGTCCCATGCGTCTGCATAATTGTGTGGGAACGCATTGCCAATATAAATCATGTTTTGACGTTGTTGTCGTTTATGAAAGTGTCCGCTAAACCCAAGTTCGTAGTTTTTAAAACTATCCAACTGAATTTCACCATGATCCGGCATCTGAACCATGGCATTCATGAAGAAACTGGGCAATTCAAAGTGACCAAAGATATATTTGCCACCTTTCTTGCCTATGGTTTTCCATTCGTCTCCGACAAGCCACGGACATAAGGTGACGTCGCCAATAGTAGTAGGTTCGTGTACCACAGTAATTCCAGGAATATACTTTCCGAATTCGACGCTGTGAATATCCCGCTTGTCTTTGTAATAAAGATCATGATTACCAGGAAAGAAATAAAACTTATCAAAAGCCTGTCCCAGTTTCTCAAGGGCTCTAAGGCTGTAGTCCATAGTTGTAATATTAAGACTATTGCGGTTGTGATGCCAATCGCCCATAAAAATACCTGTATCACATCCGTTCTCCTTGGCCTTTGCAATATACCAATCTACAAATTCTTCACAATCTTGATTATGCACACTGCTATTTGATTTCAACCCAAAGTGTATGTCTGTGAAGCAAGCAACTTTTTTAAATAAATTTGTCATTCAGCGCCTTCATCAAAACGTTTAACAGCGGCAGCATGTTCTCCTGAGCCAGTCCTACTATAACTTGGATTCATACCATTCATTTCAAGTACATCGTCTCTGATATTCTGATTACGTTTTTCAATATTAATAACTCTAACGAAACTATTAGTAACCGCGGCAGTAAAATAAGCAAATGGATTATCGCTTTTACTTTCATCAAATTGAAGTCCGATTTGTGTTAGTTGTAAAATAGCCTGGCCCTTCATTTCGTCGTTATAAGTATAACCACGAACGTTGCCCCGTGTGGCATAACGCTCACATAATTTTAACATCATACGGGCTAAAGTTGGAGTAATTTGGCCGGCATCCTTGTCAAAGTGTCCAGTATCCAACGGACCCTTCCAATGGCTCTTGCCCACACATACCAGTTCATCTTCTTCGTTATATTTCCAATGCTGGAAAGGAGGAAAGTTTACTTTGTCTCTATGATCTGCTAAACTTTTAGGATTCTTCTTTCTAGTTCCATTTAACGGAATATGATCAAATGTCATAATTCTAAAAACTACATCTGTTTTTGCAATCTTTTTATAGTCTACTTCGCAATCTGCTTGTTTAACTTTTTCACCTGCCGCTTTGCGTCTTGCGTACTCTAGATCACCAATTCGTTTGGCCCGTGCTCGCTTTGCATCGGCCACGCTTCGAATATTGATCTTATCCACGCTTGGCAGTATGCTGTCATATCGATGAAATTCGGGCTGTGTGAAGTTACAGTACGATGTTTTACTTCTGTGTATTTCCAACAACATGTCCTTGTTGTTTAGGTAATTAACTTTTGCTGTCATTAGATGAGTCCTCGTAAGTTACATTATAAACTACGCACTTATTAAAGTCAAATAAATAGAGTATCAGGAGATACATTATGGGTTTCAATTTAGGTTCCGGATTAACGTCCTCGCTAGGAAATATTGGTAATTTGGCCACAGCCGGAGCCAACGGATTTAATGCCGCTAGCAAATTAAGTTCTGCAATTGCAAGCGGATTTAATTCGGAAGGTGGCGGCAACATTGCCGGCGCCATTCGGGCAATTAATTTACCAGCCGCAGGCGAAGCAATTGGCGATATAATGGGTGCCATCAGTGCGTTTACAGAAGATACATATGCAAACGATTGGCGTGTTCGATTAAGCCTTGCTAATTGGACTAGTTTCAAAGGTAGTCCTGTATTACAACCCTTGAAAGATGCAGGTGGTTTAATATTTCCATATACTCCCAAAATTAATATAACTAGTGGCGCAACATATACTCCAATAGATCCTGTGCATAGCAATTATAAGTTCAATGCATTTAAAAATAGTAGTCCTGGTTCAATAACTATTAATGCACCCATGTATGTGTCAGATGCTACAGAAGGATTGTATTGGATTGCAATGGTGCATTATTTAAGAAGTTTAACCAAAATGTTCAGCGGATCTGATCCTAAGGCCGGAAACCCGCCGCCGATTGTCATGTTAAATGGATATGGAAATTATGTGTTTAAAAACATTCCTGTTGTGGTTACTTCGATGGACATTATGTTAGAAAATACATGTGATTATATCGGAGTCAATGTAGTTGGCAGTGCAGCCGGCGGCGTAGAAGGAAAAGCAGATGCTATAGGCGGCCTTGCCAACACAATTGGCGGAGCATTTGGCGGAGCATTTGGCGGAGCAGTGGGATCAGCCACGTCCATCATCAGTAGTGTTGCAGGAGGTGTAGGACAAGTTGCTGGCTTACTAGGTAGCTTAGGTCTTGGCGGAACTACTAGCGGTGGCGTCACACATGTTCCTACTAAGAGTTCTTTTGTTGTAAAATTACAACCTATGTATAGTAGAAACAGTGCCCGTAAATTTAGCCTTGATAGGTTTGTCGGCGGCGGCTATCTTAATAATAATTTTGGATATATTTAATCATGGCCGCTAATTATAAAAATACCAGTCCTTGGTATTCCACCCCAACAACTACTAATTATTTAGATGTACTGACCATTAGGCCAGTCAGTGCCGAACGAGATGACTTCCTGTACACAATTGAAAGTCAGTATACCTATCGCCCAGATTTATTGGCATTTGACTTGTACGGAGATGCTTCTCTATGGTGGGTTTTTATACAACGTAATCTTGATGTATTGCAAGATCCAATTTTTGATTTTATTCCAGGCAAAAAAATATATATTTGTAAAAATAGTAGCCTTAGAATAGCACTGGGATTATAAGATGAATTTTTTAAATGCAGTAAATGCAGCAACAAACGCAATAACTACTGTTAAAAATACATTTAATAGTTTAGGTCCAGCTACGGGATTATCATCTACTGTTGACAATATCACTGGATTTCTCAACAGTTTTGGAGGAGTCCTTAAGACTCTAGATGTAAAACTTCCGCTGCCAAATCCGTTACTTAATTATGCCAGTTATGATTACATACTGGGCATAGGCTGTTTATCTGATGCTGAAGCAAATGCTCCTGATGCAACTTACATGTCGGGTAGTCGAATTGATTTAATTTGTAAATCTGCAAATTCTGATTTTAATAATAGAGTTCAAACAGCATACGGGCAATTTGACTTTTTTATAGATAACCTTGTGTTGGAACAATCGATAGGTTTCGAGCATGATTCAAACACCAATGTCACAGACATTAATTTTACAATTACTGAACCTTATAGTATGGGAATGTTTTTCATAGCCTTAGAAACCCTGGCTAGGAAAAAAGAACATAAGAATTGGCGTGACGCAACTTGGCTGTTAACTATTGAATTTAGAGGAAATTTAGAAACTGGTAAAATGGGCTCGATTCCTTCCACATTCCGTTGCATACCTTTCATCATAACTGATATCGATATGACAGTTGATCACAAAGGTGCAACTTATAACATAGGTGCAATGCCAACTAGCCAAGTTGCATTATCAAACGAGTATAAGAATTTTAAAACTGAAGTATCTATTTCAGGAAAGTCTGTGCAAGAAATTTTGCAAACTGGCCCAAATAGTTTGCAAGTGTATCTTAACACAGTAGCAGTTGAAGAAGCAAAACGCCGCGGTTCAGATTTTGTACCAGACGAATATGTTATCTTATTTCCAAAAGATTGGTCTTCTTCCGCTGCCAACGCAGTTAATACTAGCTCAGCAGGAGCAACAACAGATTTAACATTAACTCAAAACGGCCTAACCTCTATATTGGGTGTTACTCGAGTCAATCCAGTAAAATCAGGAACCCGCGGCAACTTAGCACAAGATAGTGATAGTTGTAACGAACTTGGTCGTGCAATAGTAGACTTTGATAGTACTAGAACTCCTACCCCGCCCATGCGAAAACATAATGCAGTATTTGATGAAACTTATGATAATATCATTAAAGGCAAAGTAACTACTATAAAAGATCCTAAGACTTCTAATTTTAGATTTCCGCAAGACAGTGACATTCCAAATGCAATTAATCAAGTATTGTTAAAAAGTGATTATGTTAAAAAAACACTGGCTTCTGAGGTATTAACAGACGAAGGCTGGCGCAAGTGGTGGCGCCTTGATATGCAAGTTTACAAAATTACAACCGATGCCAACTTGTCTCACACTGGCGAAAAGCCTAAAATTATAGTAATTAGAATTATTCCCTACAATGTACATGCCAGTAGAGTAACTTCGCCCAATGTCAAAGTTAAAGGCTTTGACAAATTAAAAAAACAAGCAGTCAAAGAATACAATTATATCTATACTGGAAAAAATGCTGATATTTTAGATTTTAAAATATATTTTGATAACGGATTTGTAACAGCAATGCTTGCAGATTCGTTCTCTAAAAATTCTGACATTGTTACCGGCACTCAAACCAGCGAAGAAGTAGTCAAAACTCCCCTTACTCCAGTCAGCAAGGGAAATGAACCTGAACAAGCAAATGGTGTAATTCCAACAATTACAAAATTTTTTAAGACAATAACTAATACTGATAGAAAAGGTGGCAGTGGTCCTGACAGTGCGGTGACTAGGGCTGCTCGATTATTTCATGATGCAATTACTAAAACACAAGGCGACATGATTGAATTAGACATGACAATTATTGGAGATCCGTATTATATTGCACATAGTGGCATGGGCAATTACACTGGAAAATCTACTCAAAACAGCTCAAATTTATTAGACGACGGCAGCATAAATTATCAAAATGGAGAAGTTGATATTGTTGTTAATTTTAGAACTCCTATCGACATTAATCAAGGAACTGGTCTATATACTTTTACAGGCACATCTATGAGTGCTCCAGTTATCTCTTGGAGCGGAATTTACCGATTGACAGAAGTTACCAGCACATTTAAGGGTGGAGAATTCAAACAACTGTTGGGCGGTTACCGCCGGCCATACCAAGAAGCCACTGTTGAAAATGATGATAACTCGAAAATACTCAATACCGGCAATAGTACTGTGCCAGCAAACTCAGACGCAGCCAATCCAACTGATTACCCAACAGGCCCACAATGACACAAGACAACAGTTACTACAGTTCCAACATGCCGGATGATCCACGTCCCGGGCCGTATCTCGCTAGAGTAATCGGCCATTTAGACAGTACTTTTATGGGAATTTTAGAAGTTCAATTGTTAAAGCCAGTTGGCAGTAACACATCGGAAACTAAAACATTTCAAGCCAGATATATGAGCCCGTTTTACGGAGTTACTAGTTCTGATCACTTGATTGGAAAACCTGGCGATGATCCGCAGTCCGACAATTATAATAATACACAAAAATCTTACGGAATGTGGATGGTACCTCCTGATGTCGGATCTTTAGTAATTATTATTTTGATTGATGGTGCTGTGGACAAAGCATTTTGGATAGGATGTGTGGCAGATGAGGGCATGAATTTTATGGTGCCAGGCCTCGCAGCTACCCAAAAAGTAGTTGAAGATCCTGATCCAGATAACGCTGGCCGACTCGGTCGGGTACCGGTAGCAGAATATAATAAAGCAATCAAGAACACAGCCGATCCAGATATTACGCAAGGTCTAAAACCTCGGCATCCTTTTACCGATGTATTGTCTCGCCAGGGATTGTTGTTTGATGATATTAGAGGAATCACATCGTCTAGTGCTAGAAGAGAAGTGCCTAGCATGGTGTTTGGAATTAGCACACCTGGTCCGGTTGATAAGAAAGGGCCAAAGGGAAAAATTGGTAACCTAGAATCTAAAGTAGATACATTTGTTAGTCGACTTGGCGGAACAACCTTTGTTATGGACGATGGTGACAATAGCTTTTTACGCAAGACTACTGCAAGCAACGGCCCTCCAGAATATGCCAGCATAGCGGATAATGAAACAGACGGCGATGTCAAGATACCGCATAATGAGCTGGTTAGAATTAGAACACGAACTGGCCATCAAATTTTATTTCATAATAGCGAAGATTTAATCTACATTACAAATGCCCGCGGCACTAGTTGGATTGAATTAACAAGTGACGGCAAGATTGACATTTTTGCACAGGATAGTATTAGTGTACGCACAAAAAGTGATTTAAATTTTTACGCAGACAGAGACATTAATATTGAAGCCAAACGAAATCTTAATATTAAAGTTGGTAATGAAATGCACACTCATGTTGTGGGTTCGCAAAAACTTATCGTAGATAAAGATCAAAAAATACAAATTAAAAAAGCTGTAGATATTACATACGAATCTACGTACACGCATCATGTTAAACAAGCTGTAAACAAGTTATACGATACTAATTACTTACAACACGTATTGGGTAATGCTGATAAAGTATTTGATGGTGCATATCAACATAAAGTAGGAGGAAATTTTGACTTTAATATTGGCGGACATAACTTCCAAACATCCGGCGGAAATATGGAAGTTAAAGCAGCCAACACTACTATATCTGGCGGCAATATACACTTTAACGGTCCTACTGCATCTACAGCAAGTACTGCTAGCAATGCATCAGAAGCAGAGTTGCCACAGCGATTAAAATTACACAAATTATCAATTGAAACGGGCAAGTACGATGATACTAAACTTTCTCCTACAATTATGCGTCGAGTCGTTACAACTGAACCATATGTATACCACGAAAATATAGATCCGTTAAAAGTTAAAACTTCTCAAACAGATAGAGATATTGACGGCCGGTATGAGGATACAGACGGAGAACAACTAAAAGATCAAACTGAATTTAGTGAGACAATGCTAACTCCTCCAACGCTGTGGAAAAATTATACCACTAAAATAGATACCTTTAAAACAGTAATACCACCAGCATCAGCTGAACAACAACAAGGAGCAGGCCCACAATGAGCTCAAATGCCAATTTATATAAAAAAATAACACTACCAGCTGTTAATCAGGTCGAGTCAATACGGCCAAAAATGTATAAAGGATTTAGTACTGTCAATACCAATACTGAAAATTATAATTTATATGACTTTGAATTGATTAAACAAGATTTGTTTAATCACTTTTATACACGGCAGGGTGAGCGATTAATGCAACCTAATTTTGGAACTGTAATATGGGACTTATTATTTGAACCATTAACTCCTGAAATAAAAGAAGTTATACTGCAAAATGTTAATACAATTATTAATTACGATCCTAGAATTAAAGCAGAAAATGTTATAGTGACAGGCTACGATCAGGGAATACAAATCCAATGCACATTGACATTTCTTGCTTATAACATTCAGCAAACAATGCAATTGACATTTGATCAAGTCAACGGCTTGATAACACAATAAACTGCGTACTTATTGATATAAAATAAATACACGATAGGATACATCATGAGTTCAACTGATAGACAAAATAATTTATTAATTAGCGAAGACTGGAAGAAAATTTATCAGTCTTTCCGCAATGCTGACTTCCAGAGTTACGACTTTGAAAATCTTCGTAGGACTATGATTACCTATTTGCGTACAAATTATCCTGAAGATTTTAACGATTACATTGAATCCAGTGAATACCTTGCCCTAGTGGATCTTATTGCATTCTTGGGCCAAAGCATAGCTTTCCGTGTGGACTTAAATGCTCGTGAAAATTTCTTAGAACTTGCTGAACGCCGAGACAGTGTACTACGACTGGCCCGCCTAATCAGCTACAATGCCAAACGTAATATACCAGCACAAGGATTATTAAAATTTTCAACAATTAGAACTACCGAAACAGTGGTAGACAGTAATGGCAGAAACTTATCTGGCCAAATGATCACATGGAATGATCCTGCTAATTCAAACTGGTATGACCAGTTTATCAAAGTTATGAACGCCGCAATGAGCTCGACACAACAATTTGGAAATCCTAGCGATAAGGCAACAATCTACGGAATACCAACTAGTCAATATCGATTCCAGGGTGCAAACACTGACATTCCTATCTACACTTTTTCAAAGTCAGTTGCTGGTCGAAATATGAATTTTGAAATTACCAGCACAACTTTTAGTGGACAGGATTATATCTACGAAGAAACTCCAAAAATTGGAAATCATCCAGCTTGCATTTATAAAGAAGACGGCTATGGTGCAAGTAGTCCGGGTAGTGGTTTCTTTTTTAATTTTACACAAGGTACATTAAGTACTGGCACGTTTACAATTACGCAACCAAGTTCAAACGAGTCTGTTGATTTAGCAACTACAAACATTAACAATAATGATGTATGGTTATATAGATTAGATGAAAACGGGAATGAATCGGAACTATGGACAAAGATTTCTAGCCTCGAAGGTAATAACGTAATCTATAACAGTCTTAATAAAAGTATTAGGAACATATATGCTGTAATTACACGGGCAAGCGATTCCGTTAGTTTAGCATTTAGTGACGGCACATTTGGAAATTTACCACTTGGAACATTTAGAACTTATTATAGAATTAGTAACGGCCTTAGTTATGTAATTAATCCTGCTGATATTAGAAACATTTCTATCTCAATTCCTTATATTTCAAAAAAAGGACAAACTGAGACATTGGTAGTTTCATTGAATCTTCCTACATCTATTTCTAATTCGGATACTGCTGAAACAAATGCATCTATTAAAGCAAATGCACCTGCAACTTACTATACACAAAATAGAATGATTACTGCTGAGGACTATAATATTAGTCCGTTATCAGTTACACAACAAGCCGCAAAGATTAAAGCAGTTAATAGAACTGCCAGCGGAATTAGTCGATATTTTGATCTTAAAGATCCTACAGGAAAATATAGCTCAACTAATTTGTATG